AACCTCTAATCACCTTCCAACCTAGGGAGGGAAAGACGGTTCCCCGTGGGAGACTTGCTGTAAAGGAGTCCGAGTTTCTTCATACCATTGACTGGTATGTTACTCAGAACTTCCATGATTTAGACGTCGAACGGCGTCTGCTGGCACCCGTGCTGGAAGGCACGCCGTGGCTGAGCAAGTTACCGGGGATCCAGCGAGTTGAAGGCCTGAGAAGGCTCAAGCGTCGCTTTACGAACCTGGACAAACGGCAGGGCCCTTTGTCCACAGTGGGAATCATTGGGTTCATCCCAGAACCCGGATACAAGCTCCGTGCTGTTGCCAACCCTTCGAGGTTGTACCAGCAAGCTCTTGACCCACTTGGAACGTATGTCTTCCGCTGGTTGCGAAGAGTCCAGGAGGACTGTTGTTATCATCAGGAGACTGGTGTATACGCAGTTCAGAAAACCCTTGGGGAGCATAAGGTAGTCGATTCTATCGACTTATCTAATGCCACGGATATGTTCCCATATCCCCTCATGGAGCTGGTTCTGAGATTCGCAAGAGTCCCCGAACCGGAGATGAAGCTCCTTCGGGATGTTAGTAAAGGCAGTTGGTCACTGCCCCACAATAACATCGGTCGGAAGGTGTCGCGACTCTCCTGGAATCGAGGGATGCCCCTTGGGCTGCGTCCGTGCTTCGCTGTGTTCAGCCTGGCCCATCACGCCCTCGTAAGAGGCGTGTGTGTGGAGACGGGTTGTTACACCCTTCCAGCTGGGGAGACTGACCTTAGGAAAGCCAGTTTTCCATATTGTATCCTGGGAGATGACATCGTCTTTCTGGATGCTGAAGTGGCTGCGAAGGTTTACGTGCGGGTTTTGGGTGTAATAGGCTGTCCGGTGTCCGCGGATAAGTCCCTCTCTTCCTCAAGAGTGGGCGAGTTCGCGGGTCGGGTCATATTACCAAATGTGATCCTCCATGGCTTGAAGTACGGGTCGGCGAATGATAACGCCTTCCTGGAACAAGTCAAGTCCATCGGACCGCGCGCAATCCAGTACCTACTGCCTAAGCAGAAGGTGGTAGCAAACTTCCTCATGGATGCATCCGCACCTGTGGGGTATGGATACAACCCGAAGGGTTTGCCTTACGCAGAGCGCTTAGCGAAAGCTTGGGCGTGGGAGTTGTCAGCTCCCCGTAAGTCTACGAGTGAGGTAAACGTCCTGATCCAAATCGTCATGAGGCAGTGGTTCACTTACGTGTCCCACGTGCCGTCGATTGACGGTTTTGCTAAAGGGCCCCAGTTGACAAATTGGGACCTTGACCGCCTCGTCCAGAGGTGGCCGCGACTGACCATACTTGGCCTCCCAGCGGAGTTATTCGCTGAGAACGTCAGGGAGGGGCAGGAATTCCTGTCTCGCCAACGCAGCCGTAGGGGTGTGGCCACTGAAGAGTGGTCTCGCGTTCTACACGAGATGACCTCAACTGTAGTCGATCACCCATTTAACCGCCCGCTCGTAGAGAGCTTATATCCTCGGGTGAGGAAGGCGGAGAGATTACTTCCCGCCGTCCGCCGTTTCCTGACCATGTCGGGTAACGCTCCATCTGAGGAGGAGATAGCCGAGTTGATCAAGCGGGC